TTCGAACATCGAGTACGTTTTAAACCAGTCTTTTTTGTCGATTAGAAGCTTGTCCATTGACTGCTCGAAACGAATGGTTATCGGGTTGATCGAAAGCGTCAGGAACTCGGTCATCATTTGTTCCATGGTTGACCATCCCTTAGCTTGGGCCGTGTCGCTTATCATGTGCGGAGGCACGCCGAAGATGCCGCAAATGTCCTGCTTCTGAAACTGCCTGCTCTGAAGAAGTTGCGCAGCCTCGTTCGTCATCGAAATTGCGGCGTACTTAGCCCCGCCTTCAAGAATCGCTATTCCGCCATCGCCATCGAGCGAGTAGGCGCGATCCCAGCTTTCCTTGATCGAGTCACGAACTTTTTTATCAAGCGTTCCAGGAAGATCCAAAGTGCCAGACGGACGGCCACCTGATTTGAAGGTTTTTGAGCTGTGCTTCTCGGCTGATATTCCGAGTCCGATTGAATTCCTGTTCACTTCTATCGGAGAAAGCGGAAGCATGTTGTCGTCAAGAGCGTAGAACGAAAAGAACGAATCCTCTTGTTTAAGTTCCTCAAGTCCTCCATTTTGGGTATAGTAGGTAAACGAATATCTGCCATACTGGTCACGCTCTATTTTGTGCACGTTGGTGATGGGTATCAGGCGCATTATTTTACCGAACGACCTGATAACCCTGGCCACGGCGTACCCCTTGTAAAGCAGAGACTCGGTAAGTTTTTTCCAGAAGTCAAAAGAGGTGAGCCCGTTCTCTGGCGACATAGAAAGAACGAGGTAAAGCGGATCGTCAACAGCGTTCATACGCTTATCGTTTTTGATCTCGATAAGCTTGCATGGCATCTGCGCTATCGTGTCTGAGATGAGGCGCACGCATGAATAAACAGTAGAGAAGCGTTTGGCGGTTTCGATTGACACGATCGCGCCACTATCGGAAAGAAATTGAAGGGCGAGAGAGCGGATTATTTTTTCGGCGTCGCCGGTGGTTTCGGAAATTGTATTCCGTGGCTGAAACCATATGAATGGATTTAACTGCATCCAGAAGGCTCCCGATTTAGGCGAAAGTGCCGGGGATGTTTCACCCCGGCGTTATGTCAAGCCCGCTTTCCGCGGGCGTTCGCCTTGCCTTCTGTATATCCTCCTATTTGAGAAGTTTCTATAGTATGTCTATCATATTAGTCAAGATGGTAAGACTAATCTTTGCGTCTGTCAATAAAAGTGGTTCCGCAAGCCTTGCAGGTTCTATATCTGTCCAGATACCCCATTCTATGCTTATGCCCAGTCACCGGCATTCTTGTCGATTTACATTTTGGATTGGGACAACAGAACACGTCCCAGCGAAGAATGATTGTGACTTTTCTCCTTTGTTTTTTTTCTGTCATTTTTTCTTCGCCTCCACAAGTAGAATATATTGTTCCGTCTCTATGTCATTGAACACCCATTTTCTATTGTCGGCGTCCCAGTTGAAGCGATGTATTTTCATCTCTGAAAAGAACTCGCCAAAACGTTGAACCATTGAGTCGATAGTGTAGGTGCGGATATGCGCCGGATCAGGGAACGAGGGCACGGAAAAAATCACTTTTGAAGCGAATGGAATGCGCTTCAAAACACGCAGGTCGTCAACGTGCTCTAAAACTTCAAGACAAACGTATGTATCGTATCCTTCAAGAGGATAGTTGTAGATGTCGCCAACCTCGTAACATTCCCCCTTGGCCACGTCGGCAAAATCGAATCCCTTGTATTCGCATTGAAACGGAAGATGCTTTAAAAGTTCGCCTTTCCCGCATCCCATGTCCAGCACTTTTCCATAGCATAATTCCGCTACACACTCATATATGTAGCTGTACCTGCTCATATCCGGGAATGCCGAGAAAACTTTCCGGTAGTACTCGGCCCCCTTCTCTTCAGGAGGTTCAAGGCCTTGAATCTCACGCACGAATAACGCCTTTTCGTCGGTGGCTATCTTGGCGTGCCTCAGCCATGTGGCCCTGTTGTTTGGGCCGCTCAATGTGGCGAGAGTCATAAAAGCCTCGGATAATTCTGCGTTGACCTGCAACGCCATGAACGCGGCAAGCCAAGCCCTATCCGTTTCGCCAACAGCCACGGCGCATTTGCTAATCATCAAATGAGCGTCCGCAATTTCCTGCGGAAACTGTCCGATAAGGACATATCTCTCATATAAATCAAGAGCCTTGCGCCACTCCCCGCGCTGAAAATACTCTTTGGCGAGGTAATAAATCTCCCTTGGTTTATCTGGGTTTTCCTCAACGAATTTCGTTAAAATTCGCAGCGTTCTATCTGGATCAAGTTTATGCGCGTCGCTCCACCCGTACGTGATCGCGACCGGCAAGGTCGGCCCGTCTTGCACGCTCAGATAATTATGCGCCGCCCCACTCCAAAATATTTCAGGCTTGCGCCGGTGAACCCGAACAATGGTATGCTTCACGCCACCGCCAGCAGACACGCAATCGAGTTTGAATATCAGGATATTCTCATCCGCTTTTTCTATGGCATCCCTTATTATTTCAACGCCACCGACTGAAAGCGTCTCGTCGGCGTCGATTATCAGTATCCAGTCAGCGGAAGCGTACTTCAACGCCTCGTTTCGAGCTTTGGCGAAATGATCCTCCCACTTGTAAACACCTTCGATGAATTTGGCTCCATGCGCCCTCGCCACGCCTCCGGTCTTGTCTGTGCTTCCAGTGTCAAGGATGATAATCTCGTCAAGCCCTTTGATAGATTCCAGGCATTTTCCGAGACACGATTCCTCATTCTTCACGATCATACACGCGCCGAATGTTTCGCCTTTCATAAAAACGTGATCCCCTCTTTAAATGGTTCCTCTATGGTGTTTATATTGTCCGCTATCTCCAAAGCCTTGCACATCGTCAGTGCTATCATGCCGTCTATCTTGCCCGGACTGTCCTTGTTCTTTTTGATTACCTTCACCGCTTTTTTGTTGGTGTCCGTCCAAAGGAAACAGTTACCCGCCATCCATTTAAGCACCTGACTGTTAAAATGATTGAGATCGTGTTTCCTTATCTGCGCCTCGAGTTGCTTTATCGGGTCTGTCATATCTTTGGCTGATTGCCCCACTTGTATCATCTCGAAGCCGTCCGTTGCGAGGTTGTTCGATAACTCCTTGGCGTGCCACGGATCGAAACCTATTTTAAGTATGTTGTATTTTTCTTTAAGTGATTTTATATCTTCGCGGATAATCTCATAATCAATTACTGATCCGGGAATAATGCGAAGTTCGTCCTTGAACATGAGCCCGTATTCTATCTTGTTTTGAAAGGCCGCATCTGGGCAGTAATAGTATCCGAAACAGCTTTGGTGGTCTGGGAAATAAAACATCACGGCTGATATATCCGTAGTATCTGCAAGGTCAACGGCGACATAGCATCTCTGTCCGTCAAGATCCTCCCTCTTGATGTCATTCATGCAATTTTTCCAATCCTCCATGTTGATCCAGCTGTCAGCGCTGGCGATAGACATATTTAAATACCTGCGTTTGAATTTTACTTCTTCGACTTTGCTCTTTGTGGCCTTGGCGAACTCGGATCGCAGAAAATCAATTTGAACGGTCACGCCAAGATTGGGATTGACTTTCCTCCAATTATCCTCGTTGTGCCAGTCTGCATCATTGGGAAGCTCATACAGCACGGGGAAATAGGTAGGATCTTCAACAAGTCCGTCACGAACTTGACGGGCGTAATCAATCTTAATATTACATGGATTGTATCCGTCGTCGGCGGCGGTAGAAAGGTAGATCCCGAGCGGCTGTTCACGCATGCCGATACCGGATTCAAGATTTTCCATGATATCGAACTTCTTCTGAGCCAACACCTCATCAACTATATAGGCATGCGGGTTTGTCCCGAGGATCAAATCGCCATCGGAAGCCAACACCTTGCACATCCCGGCGGGTCTTCCATGCTTGTCTGTGTACTCTATCGACTTGGTAGACTTCCAGATGCGCATTCCTTTCCCTATTGACTCATCAGTCAGTACCATGTATTTTGCAGCATCGTAAACGATTGATGCTTGGCTCTTAGCGGCGGCGCAGCAAAAAACATCGGCCCCCAGTTCGCCATCGTATTTTGTCAATATTATTAATAAAGCAGCGGCTATTTGCGTTTTGCCGTTTTTTCGGGGAATGAATATAAAAATGTATCTGAATCGTCGCTTCCCGTTAGGCCTCTTCCACCCAAAAAGGTGTCCGAAAATTTTCTTTTCCCAGTCCTCAAGAATGAACAGTTTGCCGTAAAACTGGGCCTTAGAGTGCCTGCAATGAGTTTCAATGAAGGCGATGATCTTCTCGGCTACCTTGACATCGAAAACACAGTCACCCGCATCACGCCAAGGGTCAAAACCGGCGATAGGCTCTCTCCAAAATTCTGGTACGTCTTCTCTGGTCATGCCAATTTTC